GTGCTCTTCCGATCTCCGGATGGATACAATATACCAGGGCGTTGACTTTGGTTGGTACCCGGACGCATACGCGTTTGTAAGATGCTACTATGACGCGGACAGCGAGACGATTTATTTTATTGACGAGCATTACGTCAATAAAGAATCAAATGAAATAACAGCAAACTGGATCAAAGAAAAAGGTTATACGGACTACCACATAACCTGCGACAGCGCCGAACCGAAATCTATTAACGATTACCGAAGCATGGGACTTCCGGCGCGGCCGGCAATAAAAGGACCCGGTAGCGTCGAATATGGAATGAAGTGGCTGATGCGGAGAAAGATCGTTATAGACAAGCGCAGGACACCGAATGTATTCCGCGAATTTACCGAATACGAATATGACCGGGACAAAGACGGCAACATCATCAGTGGTTATCCGGATGCAAATAACCATTCGATCGATGCTACACGCTATGCATTTGAATCTAAATTTAACCGCAGAGGTAACACAGCCTAAGAATACACGGCACAGGGGATTGCAGAAATGGGACTTATACAGACAGTCAAAAGGTGGTTTAATATGATATTTAAAAAGCAGGCTGAGAAAGATTTTAGGGTAAAGGATACCACGTCTGCGCAGATGATGGCAAAGGTCGCAGAGTGTGCCAACATCTACCGCGGCACGCCGTACTGGTTAGACGCAGATAATCGAATAAAGACTATCAATTTTGCAAAGGCGGTATGCTCCGAGACGGCGCGGCTCGTCACGCTGGGGATTAAAATCCAGGTTGACGGCGGCGCACGCGGGGCGTGGTTGCAGGAGCAGATTGATAAAGCATATTATAGCCTACGACATTGGGTAGAGTATGGCTGCGCTTATGGCACGGTAATCATAAAGCCTAATGGCAGCGGGCTTGATATGTTTACTCCTATGGATTTTATCGTGACGGAGCAGGACGACAACGGCAATATAACGGGTATTGTGTTTAAAGACAGCTATGCGTCTAACGACAAATATTATACGCGCCTGGAATATCATAGGTTTGTCGAGATGCATACAGAGGCGGGCGTGATATACCCGTATGTGATATCCAACAGGGCGTATGTATCAAGGAGCAGCGAATCCCTCGGCGACCCTATCCCGCTGGCGCAGACAAAGTGGGCTAATCTGCTGGAGGAAACGCCGCCGATTCTCAAGGGCGGGAATGAAAGACTTGATTCCCCCATGTACGGAGTGTTCTGCACCCCTGCTGCCAACAACATAGATCTTTCCTCTCCGCTGGGAATGCCGATATACGCGGAAGCAATCGAAGAAATGAAAGACCTTGACATCGCATACAGCCGGAACGCCGGGGAGATATATGACAGCGAGAAGATCATCCTTGCAGATGACAGGCTTATGTTTGACAGCGGGACGAACCTTAACGGGCGCAACCCTGACGTTAAACTGCCGCACTATGTAAAAAACGTGTTCGGCAACAGCCCGGAAGAGTTTTATCAGGAGATTTCACCGCAGCTTAACACAGCCACACGCCTTGACGGAATCAATGCTCTCCTGTCCCAGATAGGGTATAAATGCGGGTTCTCCAACGGCTATTTTGTTTTTAACGAAGCGAGCGGCATCCAGACAGCGACAGGCGTGGAAGCGGAGCAGCAGCGAACCATCCAGTTTATTAAGGACGTGCGGGACAAGTTGGAGAGTTGCCTTAATGATGCTATATATGCCATGTCGGTGTATGCGGATTTATACGCGCTTGCCCCTGTCGGGGTTTATGAGGTCGTGTATGACTTTGGCGATATTACGTACAACCGCGAAGAGGATCGGGCACGCTGGTGGAGCTATGTTGTGCAGGGCAAGGTGCCCGCGTGGATGTATTTTGCCAAATTCGAGGGCATGACAAAGGAAGATGCGAAGGCAATGGTGACGGAAGCGCAGCCGAAGGAAACGGGGCTGTTCGGGGAGGAATAAGATGGAGCCGATAACCAGAGAAGAGTATTATCTTGCGAAGATTGCAGGGACATATGAGGGCAAGACGCCCAAGCCTGTGACTAATGGCGAATATTACCTTGCGACTATGGCAGGGGATTATTCCGGAAACACCCCGCAGCCTGTCACGAGATTGCAATATTACATGGCAAAAGTAGCAGGAGTATGGGACGGAAGCATGCCTGCGCCTGTGACACGATTAGAATATTACTGGGCGGCGATTGCCAACGGGGAAGGAGAAGTTTTCCCACCTGTGACACGCGAGGAACATTTCCTGACGTTGGTAGCAGATGCATACAGCGTTGTACTCACTGTCGTTACCGGCAACCCCGCCCTCTTGGAAAATTCAAAGGGGAATCGTGGGCTGGAATCCCTTACCCTCTACGGCAAATCAACGCAGATGAACACGACTGGGGCACAGTTATTACCGTTTGAGGTAGGGAAAAAGGGCATAAATTTTGAGGTATTTGAAGATGGGATAGTGATATCCTGCAAAAAAGGAACCGATATCTATGCAATTGGACGACCAAACCCTACGCTTGAAAGTGCATATGACGATTTCCCGTTATTAGCACCGGGAGAATATTATATTTATTCAGACGGCAAATATGTGGAATTACTTGTCACTACATTTGTAAATGGGGAATATTTAATTTTGGGAGTTTCCAGAAATGGATCTGCTGTAAAAATTAAAGTAATTGCTGGATATAAATTTCGGATATTGATTAGATGTAGAGAAGACTTTGATGGCAAGGTTAAGGCGATTATATCCAAAAGATATCCAACTGCATCCAATTACGAGCCTTACACCGGCGGCAAGCCCTCCCCGTCACAGGAGTACCCGCAGGAGATTGAAAGCGTAGGGCAGGATGGCGAGATTGAGGTTAAGACACTGGGCGCGAATCTGTTTGATGCTTCCACTGCATTAAAAACACAGATAGATGCAGGACTTCTGCATATAAACGATTCCGGAGAGGTAGTTTTAAACGGAACTTTTGGTACAAATAACCGAAATTTTTACATAACGTTAAAACCTGGGGTATATTGTCTAACAGGTGGCGCTATATGGCACATTATTGCATCTAAAGATTCCGTATTTGATCGAATATTAACAATTGATGAAGAAACAACTTATCACTGTTATATTAGCAATGGGACATATAACGAAGTAGTGTCTAATCCGATGATTAACGCAGGCTCAACCGCCTTGCCATACGAACCCTACAAGCCCGCCCAGACCCTCATCATTCCCACACCAAACGGTCTTTCTGGGATCCCGGTATCATCCGGCGGAAACTACACAGATGCAGACGGGCAGCAGTGGGTATGCGACGAGGTGGATTTTAAAAAAGGAGTGTATGTGCAGAGGGTCGCAACAGAAACACCAAAAGCAAAGTGGGAAAATTTTGAAGAAACCGCTGATGTTCCAAACAGATATCGTATTTCTGGAGCCCTTGTAAATAGATATAGGGATGGTTCGACTAAGTGTTTAATCTCACATGGTATTTATGCAAATTGGGGAATTGCTCCCGGATGGGCATTAAATTCAACAACTTTTTATTATCATCCCAAAGAAGATGTTACAAAAGAAGAGGCTAAAGAACAGATTCTTGGTTTTATAAACTCAGCCAATCCATTGACGTTTTTAGGGCAGCTTGAAACACCGATCGAAAAACCTCTTACCACAGAGCAGCTTGCCACTTATAAAGCCCTGCGAACCTACAGCCCAACAACGACCGTGGCAAACGATGCGGAAGCGGGGATGAGCGTGGGATACGCAAAGATGAAATAAGGGTACGCCATAAAATGCGGGAGGTGGTAGAATGAACCTGGATACGAAAGTTGGGGACGTGGAGATTAAGCTCGATACGTCCCGCATAGACGATAATCTGCTGGAAGCCCAGAAGCTTTTGAATATGCAGGTAGTGGCGGACAGCGCCCCCTTCGTTCCATTCCGGCAGGGTGCACTAAGAAACAGTGTAAGATATCCAGACGGGGTATACGGCGGCATCGTTGAGTATGACACGCCATATGCTCATTATTTGTACAAGGGCGTTGTGTACGGTCCGAATATCCCGCTTAAAGACGCAGAGGGGAACATCATAGGGTGGACATCCCCTCCCAGCAAAAGCCCGACGCAGAGACGGATTAAATATCACGAGCCGGGAACAACGTCTGAATGGTTCGAGGAAGCCAAAAGGCGGCATAAAGACGACTGGCTGAATCTTGTGAGAAAAACGGTGGGGAAAGAGTGATGCTGAGACCAGAGTATTTTGAAGGGAAAGCTGACCGGATATTAGAACTCTATGAACGGCTGGAAAACTTTATCCTGCGGGATATCGCCAGAAGGATTTTAAAATCCGGGAAAATCACAGCCACGGCGGACAGGTTGCTGTACAGGCTGGAGCAGTTGGGGGAAAGCCGGGATGAGATACAGCGGCGGATCATGGAACTGACAGATCTGAGCGAAAAAGAACTGAGGAAGCTCCTGCGTGGTGCCGTGCTGACATCGTGGGAAGATGATGCGGTTACACTGTCAGAAATGGGTATCGCGGCGCAGTCTCCGCTTGAAAATGCACGATATATGGCTGTTATTGAAGCAGAGTACATAAAAAGCCGGGCGGAGTTGAAGAACCTCACAAGGACGACGCTGGAACAAAGCCAAAAAGACCTTGTGTCGCTGCTCGACGAAGCCGATGTAAGGGTAGCAAGCGGAGTGCAAAGCTATCCCGCAGCCATAGCGGATGTGCTGGATGCGTATGCGGGACGCGGCGTTATGGTGGATTACCCGACAGGGACGCGAAGGACGCTGGAATCTGCGGTACGATGCTGTGTAGTGACGTCAATGAACCAGACAGCGGCGCAGCTGACAAACAGGTATATCGTGGACAGCGGAACAGAGTATGTGTTAACCTCGGCGCACCTCGGGGCAAGAGTAAGGCGCGACGGGCAGCCCTTGCTTGCAGGTCATGACGAATGGCAGGGCCGTGTATTTAAAATTGACGGAAGCGAGCCTGGATATCCGAACCTGCTGGAATCGACGGGGTATGATATTGATCTAACCACGGGAGAAGGCAGGGTTGTGGATATGAGAGGGCTGCATGGCTATAACTGTCGTCACGGGCATATGCTGTTTGACAAGCGGATGCGGAATCCGTGGAGGGACGCAGAAGGAAATCTGCTGGATGGAAGCGGAAATAAAATTACCGATGCTGAGAATCTAAAACGGTATGAGGACAGCCAGAAGCAGCGAGCTATGGAGCGCGGAATCCGAAAGACGAAACGACAGTTGATAGTAAAACAGGAAGAGCTTGCATGGGCGTCCGGCGCGGAACGGGAAAAGATCCAGCAGGAATATGATAAGCTGGCTTACCGATTGCAGGGACAGAACAGGGCTTATAACCAGTATTGCGAAGAACATGGATTACAGCCGCAGTATGATCGGAATGCATTAGCGGGATTTGGATACCCGCAGCAAAAGGCAGCAAATAAAGGGGCAAAAAGATATGCGGAGAACGAACCGATTTGAATATTACAATCCAAACCCCTCGAAATGGCAAAGAGTAGGGGATTGCACTGTGCGCGCATTGTGCAAGGCTTTAGGGCAAGATTGGGATACAGTTTATGTAGGTTTGTCCGTGTATGGTTTTTCGTTGTCTGACATGCCAAGTGCTAATAGAGTCTGGGGCGCGTATCTGCGCGAGAACGGATTCCGCCGGTATATCGTAGACGACCACGGACAGCATGTTTACACGGTAGATGATTTTTGCCGAGACCATCCAGCAGGGACGTATGTGCTCGGGATAGACGGCCATGTGGTGTGCGTCAAAGATGGACATTACTGGGACACATGGGACAGCGGTCAGGAGATACCGATATACTACTGGGAGAAATAAGGAGATAGGCACTATGGAAACGATACAGGCTATACATCTTAATCTGGCACAGACACAATAACACAATAAGGGGAGTAATTTTGAAGGTATGTGATTTTACAGTATTTGAGTTGGATTTTTTCCGCGAATACTGCAATTTTACACCTGATGAACGGCAGCTTTTTGAATTACGGACGCAGAATATCCCGCTGGAAAGATGTGCGGAGATGATGAACGTGAGCGTGTCCACTGTGAAAAGAATGAGCCAGCGAATAAACAAAAAGATAATACGGGTATGCTGATTTGATACTTTTGTAAGCCTTTGATGAACTGTCAGAGGCCTATTTTTTATGCCATAATTTAGCTATAGAAAGTTATTGAATTAGTCATAGGAGGCGCAGGCATGGCATTACCATATCAAGGGTATGGCTATAATCCGTATCAGTATGGACAAATAAATCCATTACAGCCGCAGATGGACAGGCTGGCGCAGATGCAGGCTCAATATCAGCAGCCGCAGCAGACGCAACAGGTAAATCAGGGGATTTTGTGGGTGCAAGGCGAGGCTGGAGCTAAATCTTATCTTGTCGCTCCAAATACAAGCGTCCTTTTGATGGACTCCGAAAACTCTAATTTTTATATAAAGACTACCGATGCCGCCGGGATGCCGACGCTCCGCACCTTTGCTTACAAAGAGGTCACGGTGGGCGCGAAAGAGCCACAGAAACAGGAGGAAGTGAACTTAGACGATAAATACGTTACTCGGAAAGAATACGACGATTTGAGAAGCAAATATGAAGAATTATATAGTTATCTCGAAACGGCAACAAAGCCGGAAGGAGGCAGACATGGCGAATCCCTTGTTTGAGGCCCTGAATGGTAATAGAATGGCCGGAATGCTGGAACAGTTCCAGCAATTCCGAAAAGAGATGGAGGGCAGAAATCCGAATGAAGAGATTAACAGGCTGTTGCAGTCTGGCAAAATAAACCAGCAACAGTTAAATCAAGCCCAGCAGATGGCGCAGCAGATGCAGGGTATGTTTAAAGGCTTTTTTAAATAGTACACAACCGGGTGCACACGGTTTTGTAAATACATTATCGAAGGAGATAATTACTATGACAGACGGTTTAACCGCTTCTGATGTTGCCGTATTAACCGGCGGCACAGGAAAAAATGACGGCTTCGGCGGAGATTGGGGTGCATGGATTATCCTTTTCCTGATTTTCGGTATGTTTGGCTGGGGCGGCTTCGGCGGCTGGGGCGGAAATGGTGGAGGAGCAAATTCTCCTGCATTTCAGGGTTATGCAACCCGCGCTGATATCGACGCAGCGCTGTCCACGCAGGGCATCGAAAACGGTATCCAGAACCTTTCCGGCCAGCTTTGCAACGGCTTTGCCGGCGTAAACGCCAACATGGCAAATCTGGGTTATCAGACGCAGCAGTGCTGCTGCAATGTCCGCGAGGCCATTGCTGGCGTAAACTACAACATGGCAGCCCAGACAAACATCCTCCAGAATACCGTAAACAACGGATTCCGCGATGTAATTGACGCGCAGAACGCCGGAACACAGCGTATCATCGACCTGTTTACACAGGATAAGATCCAGTCTCTACAGACAGAGTTACAGTCCGCACAGCTCCAGCTGTCTAACAACGCACAGACAAACAGCATCTTAAATGCTTTGAGACCTACACCCGTTCCGTCTTATCCGGTAATGTCCCCGTACACGTCCATCGTCAACCCGACAGGCTTTAGCTTTGGCGCCGGATGTGGCTACGGAGGCAACACGGGATGCGGATGTTAAAACTTCAGACGGAGTATCTTCGTGGCATTTTGCCATGATGTTCGGCTGATGCCGTTATTCACAAAAAGGGGCAGGCTGAGAACGTCTGCCCCTTTTGAAATGAAGGGAGAATAAAATGATTGAGTTAGTAAACACAACGCCGGTCACGGTCCCCGTAGGGCAGTCTATCCCGTTTTCGGCAGTGGCAACAAAGGGCGGATGCGCAGAAAGACACAGGGCTGGAAGCGCGCAGATAACGCTTGTAAAGCCCGGTAGATATCTGATTACATTTTCCGGAAACGTCGCAGTACCGACTGGGGAAACGGTAGGAGAAGTGGCGCTGGGAATTGCCAGAGATGGGGAAATCCTCGGCGGCACGGTGATGCGTGCCACCCCTGCGGCAGTAGAGCAGTATTTTAACGCATCGTCCCAGACATACGTCGATGTGTTCTGTGGATGCTGTGAAAACGTTTCCATCAAAAACGCAGGGACAATTCCTGTGTTAGTAGACAATCCGAACATAACAGCTGTTCGGGTTTGCGGTTAAGGAGGGCAGACCATGAGTTACAAATTGATGCAGAATATCCGGGAAGAGCTGGATAAAATCGCGGAAAAAGGTCTGAACACAGGCAATCTTGAGACCGCATACAAATTGATAGACATGTTGAAAGACATGGAAAATGTGGAATACTGGAAGTGCAAAGAGGGTTATTATAACGCCGTCCTTGACGAAATGGAAGGCGGATATAGCCAGAATGGAGAGTACAGCGAGAGGCGGAAACGCGACAGCCGTGGGAGATACAGCAGGGATGACGGAATGAGCATGACGGCTTATGACGATGGATCCTCCTATGCGCGACGTGGGGAGCACTATGTAAGGGGGCATTATAGCCGTGGAAATGGTAACGGCGACCCTTATGATGCTTACATGGACAACAAGCAGTCTTATCGCAACGGCAAGTCTGAGGATTGCAAGCGGCGTATGCTGGCTGCCCTGGAAGAGCACATGGATGCGCTAACAGAAGAGCTTGGAGATCTGTCAAAGGATGCGGACTGCCGAGAAGAACGGGAGACCATTTCGCGGTATATCGAAAAATTACGAAAGATGATGTGAGTAAAGGCGGCGGGTAAACCTGCCGCTTTTGCTTTAAACATGGGTACGCCATAGTTTTTTTTATTTGGTAAAATGTATTAAAGGCTATGGAAAGGAATGATCGTCATGGATATCAAAAGGGTATACTGTCCTGTCTGTAATAATAAAACGCGGTCATCATTCCGCAAGGATACGACAGCGCATAATCTTCCGGTGTTTTGCCCGAAATGTAAAACGACCAGCCTCGTGAATATTGAAAACGGAAAGGCAGAGCCTATCGTCCGTTAAGTGCCAGACGCCAGACGCAGAGCCAGTGATTTGTAAGGATTTCTTACAGATTGCTGGCTCTTTTTTTGTATTTGTATTTCCTCCTTTACAGCACACAGCCTTGCGGGAAGGTTGAAAATGCGGTTCGACTCCGTCTGTGTGCAATCCTGTAAATCGTAATTGCAGGAAAATCCATCCCATCTTTCTTTGTTTTTGCCACCGTGCATGGAAGCAGCCGGGTTCAAGCCCCGGCGCACGGTATAGGTGCATTGTTGAGACAGCGCCGATCATTACGCTTTTCGCCCGGTCCGCTACCCCGGGCGCTTTGTGGGATAGCTCAGGAGGTAGAGCAGCGGCCTTATAAGCCGTGTGTCATGGGTTCAATTCTCATTCCCACAACTACCCCGCCCGTGGTTTATCGGGCTTAATCCATACCGCTGACGGGCGGTTAATCAATCACGTTTAGGAGGATAAAGATGCAGAATGTTGAAGCAATTTTGACAGAGCTGGGAATTGAGGTCTCGGCGGACAAAAAGGAAAGCCTTACGAAAAAGGTGGCGGAAAATTACGTCACGAAAGCTGAACATGAAAAGAAGCTGGGAAAGGCTGAGACTGACCGGGACACGTGGAAAGGAAAAGCTGAGACGGCAGAAAGCACCCTGAAAGGCTTCGAGGGCGTTGACCTTGAAACAATGCAGAAGGATTTGGCTGATTGGAAGAAAAAGGCCGAGGATGCCGAGAAAAACGCACAGGCGCAGCTGTATGAGAGAGATTTCACGGACGCTCTAAAGACGGAGTTTGAAGGGATTAAATTCTCAAGCGAAGCGGCAAAGCGCGCAATTATGGCAGAAGTCAAGGAGGCCGGATTAAAGCTGAAAGACGGGAAAATCCTCGGACTGAATGACCTCATAACCCAGATGAAGGAAAAGGACGCTTCGGCATTTGTTGACGATGAGCAGCAGAAAGCACAGCAGAATCAGGCACGCTTTACACAGCCGACAAATAAGCAGGGGCAGGGCGGCGCGCTGACGAAAGACCAGATTATGAGCATCAAGGATGCTTCTGAGCGTCAGGCTGCAATTGCTGCGAACATGAGTTTATTTAATTAAAGCAGGAGGGCTAATATGCCAGCAAAAGCAAATTTGATTAAAACAGCGGATGTCCAGGTAACCGCAAGAGAGCTGGATTTTGTAACCAGATTCGAGCGCAACTGGCAGCATCTGCGGGACATCTTGGGGATCATGCGCCCCATAAAGAAGCAGCCCGGCGCAGTGCTGAAAAGTAAATACGCGGAAGGTACGCTCGAGGATGGTGCAGTAGGCGAGGGCGAGGATATCCCGTATAGCAAATTTACCGTAAAGGAAAAGAAGTACCAAGAAATGACCATCGAGAAGTACGCGAAGGCCGTTTCGATTGAAGCAATCAAGGACCACGGTTATGACAACGCTGTCCAGATGACTGACGACGAGTTTCTCTATCAGCTTCAGGCGGGCGTGACAAAGAAGTTTTATGACTATCTGAAAACCGGAACGCTCACATCCGAGGAAACAACCTTCCAGATGGCACTTGCGATGGCAAAGGGCAAGGTTGAGAACAAGTTTAAGCAGATGCACCGGAACATCACCGGGGTTGTTGGCTTTGTGAACATCCTTGACGTGTACAAGTATCTTGGAGCAGCAAACATCACCATCCAGAATCAGTTCGGCTTCCAGTACCTGAAGGATTTTATGGGGTTCAATACAATTTTCCTCCTTTCTGACAGCGAGATCCCGGCTGATACGGTAATCGCTACACCGGTGGAAAACATTGTAATGTATTACATCGACCCCAACGACAGCGACTTCGCTAAGGCCGGTCTTGTGTACACGACCAGCGGAGAAACGAATCTGATCGGTTTCCACACACAGGGCAACTACAACACCGCCGTGTCTGAGGCGTTTGCGATCACCGGCCTTGTGCTGTTTGCGGAATACCTGGATGGTATCGCGAAAATCACCGTAAATGCGGGGGGTTGATGGCCGCCAGTACACCCCTGAATACTGACGGCGAACCGCTTTCCGGGGAAACAAGACGGAAGAGTAGGAGATAAGGAGGCCGACGGGATGGCATACACGACATTTACATTTTACGAACAGATCTACCACGGGAATGTCGTCCCGGCGGAGGACTTTGATCGTATCGCAGACCGCGCCAGTGACTTTCTGGACGTGATAACCTTTGACCGATTGGCTGACGGCTTACCGTCTGATGAAAGGGCGGCGACAAAGGTACAGAAGGCCGTGTGTGCGGTCTGTGATAAGTTATATCAACTGGAGCTGGCAGATAAACAGGCGCTATCTGCCGCTGCCGGGGGGACATCTTCCGGCGGGGCTGGCGGTGTTACTTCGGGAGTAATTACTTCCAAGTCTGCCGGTTCTGAATCAGTTTCCTACGCTTCCCCGTCCGAAATGGCAAACGGCGCAAAGGCATGGAGCGCGGTCTACCAGGCGGCCGGGGATGCACAGGAGACGAACAAGCTTCTGGTAGATGCGGCAATGCTTTATCTGGCAGGAGTGAAAAATGATGATGGCGTACCGTTGTTGTACGCAGGAACGAGGTAGATATGGAAATGTTGTTTACAAATATGACCGGAATTTTGGCGGTTATCGGCGCATTAGCGTTTATCGTGTCGGTCATCACACAGGTATTTAAGGGTGTAGGCGTGCTTGCAAAAATCCCTACGGATATCCTCGTGCTTGTCCTGTCCATCGGGATTACAGTGACCGCGTTTGTAGCATATATGCAGTACATCCAGCAGACTATTATTTGGTACATGATTCTGGCGGCTATTCTGGCGGGATTTTCAGTTGCTTTCGTGGCGATGTACGGATGGGAGAAGTTTGCAGAATTATGGAGCAGATTTAAGAAAGGCGAGTAGGAATGGGATATCGAACCAGTCGCAGTTACGACAATCTGGAACGCAGGATATTTGACGGCGTTGGAGAGTATGTCATACCGGAAATATCCCCTGTGACTTATGAAGGCGGTTGTGACTGGATCGGATTTAATTATGCAAAATCTTGCAAAAATCCATCTGAAAAAGGTGTTCATTTCTTTTTGGATGATTACCAGTTTTGCCGCCTGTGGTCAAACATAGACCGGTATATCCCGATGCTTCAAAGATTTCGCTATGTAATGTCTCCAGATTTCTCTACCTATACAGATTTTCCTAAGGTCATGCAAATATACAACCACTACCGGAAACACTGGTGTGCGGCGTATATGCAGGAGGCAGGAATACAGGTTATCCCGACGATCTCATGGAGCACGCTGGACTCATTTGACTGGTGCTTTGACGGAGAGCCGGAGGGCGGAACCGTGGCGGTATCTTCTGTTGGCTGCATGAACAGCAAGGAAAAAAAGGCGCTGTTTTTGGCAGGGTATGAAGAAATGGTGAGGCGGTTGCAGCCGGAGACGATCATCTTTTACGGTTCTGTGCCAGAGGAATGCATGGGAAATATCGTGAGAATCCGGGCGTTTACGGATAAATTTAACGAAGCTCTTTGTGAAAGGAGGGATACCGATAAATGATGCGATAGTGACAATATTCAATTTTTACGAATCCAGCACCGCCGCCATCTGGTATCCTCATGTGCTTTCCGGCGTGCATCTGGAGACTGACCGGGGGCAGATTATGAAGCTGTACGGTCCAGACAGTACAGATAACGCACAGTTACATATCCCGTTCGGGGTCAAGAACGGGAGAAAAATTGTTGTTGATACCGTCGGAAAAGAATTGCCGTGGCTTCCGCCGAAGGAATGGAACAGACAGGTCAACGATTTGTTGCCCGACAGCATTACATTTAATCCGTCTACAGATTTTTTTATGGTAGGAGCATGGGACGGGGACAGTCCTGTGAACGATGCAGATTATACGGACAGGCGATATGAAGGGTTTTACGCGTTTATGAATACCGAAAAGGATTTTGTTTATCTTATATCGTCAGTGGGCGGACCATATGCGATAATTCCGCATTTTGAAATCTTAGGGAAGTAGGTGGAGGAAAATGGCTGAACCTATCGGGAATGATGCTACCGGCTATGATGTTTTGACGGCGGCAATGAAGTCGCTGCTTAACCAGTTTCAGGGGCTGTATCCGGATGAAGTAATTAAATTCGAAGAGCTCGGGTCTGAGGATGGCATTGCGTTTTCCAATGATTCCGGGGCGCTGGTGTATACAGAAAAAGAAGATATACTCGGGCGGATATATCAGGAATGCCGGTATCCCTGCTTTGTAGTATACCGTTCGACCACGGGAGCAAGGGAACGACAGAAAATTACTATTCTGGAATTCCTGGATACGCTGGGTCGCTGGCTTTGCCACGAACCCTCCGGGATTGAAGGGAAAGAGTACGAAAAAGCGATATACCCAGATCTGACCGCAGGGCGGAGGATTGAGCGGGTAACACGCGGGAACGCATATGGGACACAGCCGCAGGAGAATGGCGTGCAGGACTGGGTTCTACCGGTTACGGTTTTTTATAAAAATGTTATCGAGCCTGAAATTTAAGAAAGGAAAAAAGCAATGAAAAGACATTTGTTGAGACATTTTGTCGATGTAAAAATGGACACGACCTCTGAGGGGACAGCGGCAGACTACCGGCTTCTGGGAACGGGTATTACCTCTTTAACGGAGGAAATGAACCCCGAGACGGAGACGGTACAGTACATCAATCAGGAAAACGGATCTACGGACCTTAAATCCTATACGCCGTCCATCGAAGTTGAAAGGCAGAACGTAGACGAAGAGGATCAGGATCTTACAGACTGGTTTAACAAAATGATAGACACGCTGCCCGTCGGAGCTGATGCCATAACATCCTATGTCCGCGTGAGAGTTTCCGGCGCTGGACCCTCATATCCGGCAGTCCGCCGTCGCTGCGTTGTGAGTGTAGGTGGCACAGGTGGCGATGCAGGGTCAAACGTGACAGATACACTGACTCTGGGTGGCAGAGGTGACGGAGAAGCTGGAACGTTTAACGTAACCACAAGAAAATTCACGGCGACGCCCGCGTCTGGCAGGGCTTTAACGGAATAAGGAGGACAAGATGGGAGCAGCAAGTTTACGAGTAGACAGTGGCGTCAAACGCATTGAGGTCAACGACAACGGCGATTATATTGCGGTCAACATCTCTGACAACAGTTTTTTTAAGCGTTTTGACGATTTTGTGGCATGGCTGAATGCAAAAAACGAGGAAGCCGATAGGATTGCTAATGATTCTTCCGGTGATTTCACGGAACGCTTCGGAGCGTATGACGCTTTATGCAAAGAGGCCTGCGCTGAGTTGGATTCTCTGTTTGGGAGCGGGTGTTGCAAAAAGGTGCTCCCTGACGTGGAATCCCCGGGAATGGAGCTTATCGCGGACTTTTTAGACCAGATCATACCGATTCTTCAGGGCTTCGCCACCGAACGAAATCAGAAAATCACAAGCAAATACAGCCCGAACAGGAAAGGGGCGCGAAGCAATTAAATGTGGAATGTGCTGCTTGATAAATTCCCAACAGAATATGAGGGTTTCCGCATAGACGAAGCCTTCCAGACAGGGATCCAGATTTCACAGGCTTTGCAAGATCCGGACCTGTCAGACGATGAAAGGTTGGCTGTAGCGCTGGGGCTGCTGTATCCGTCAGAGGATGGGGACGGCAGCCCTTCTTCTTTACCCGATTTAAAAACTGCCGTGGATGGCCTTAGGTGGTTTCTGAGCGGGTGGTATACCGACAACCGCCCGAAGGATGAGGACAAAGTTCCGGTAACAGATTTTGACATAGACCAGTGGCGCATCTATTCAGCATTTCTGGAGAAGTACGGAATCGACCTGAACCGGTCTGACATGCACTACTGGGCGTTCATGGGACTGCTGTCCACGCTCGGTGAATGCGCATACACGAACGTCATAGCCATCCGGCAGCAGAAAATAGACCCTAAGATGGACACGCGTGCAAAACAGGCATTGCAGGAGCAGAAACAAATATTTGCAATAGAGCGGGAAGAGGAACTGACAGAAGAGGAACAGGAAGACGTTGACGCTTTTATGAAATGGATCAAGGTAGGAGGCTGATATGCCGAAATATGACGGTTCGATACGGATAAACACAAAAATTGAAACAAAAGATTTAAACAGCCAGATGATGCGCGTGTCTAATGCCATAAAAAAAGACAGCGCGGCTTTAGATTCTCTCAATCGCAAAATGGAAGAATTTTCGCAAAAGAAAATCCCGACAGAAAAATTTGCAGAATTACAAAGAGAGTTAGAAAAGGCAGAATCCGAGTATTCAAAACTGCAGGCCCGTATGTCACAAAAGGGGGCGGCAACGTCTGAGTATAAAGCTTTACAGAAAGACCTCGTTGCGGCGCAAGGAGAGCTGTCTAAGCTTGTAGCACGTCAGACAGACTGGGAAAACATGGGGGTACCTCAAACCGGCGGCGCATGGGACGTACTAAATGAACAGGTTGCAGCCGCATCCGACCGTGTAGATGATCTGAAAGAAAAGCTTCAGCAGATGGAGAACAGTGGAAAGGCGTATACCCCGAAGGTGGACAAGGCTCAACTGGATGAAGCGGCTCAAAAAGTAGATGAAATCAAGGAAAAAATAAACGCGGAGAAAGCATCCGGTAACGCGTTTGTATCCCCAAAAGATACAGAAGAATTTCAGAAGATGTCTGTAAAGGCGTCACAGCTTGCTGGGAACATAGATGTTTCAAAGCGCAGGCTGGCAGAACTTAACGCGAAGCAGAAGCCCATCAAAAAAGAATTCGATCGGATGAAGCGTTCTGCCAATAAAGCATTTAAAACAGCTTCGTCCGGCGCGAAAAAAAGCGCGGGGCTGTTCGGCACCTTTGCGTCAAGGCTGAAAGGAATCGCATTATCGCTGTTGATATTCAACTGGATTACAAAAGCATTTAATGCAATGGTAGCTGGAATGCAAAAGGGGTTTTCAAACCTTGCAAAGTATTCTGCTCCGTTGGCAAATTCATTTCAGTCTCTAAAAAATTCACTGGCTACACTTGGGAATGCGTTTGCTGCTGCCTTTGCGCCAATTGTCCAGATGGTAATTCCGTATCTCAATGCGCTTATAAACGGAATAGCGCGGGCAATAACATATGTGGCGCAGTTTATTGCCATCCTTGGCGGGAAAAGCACGTTCATCCGAGCGAAAAAGATACAGGATTCTTACAACGATTCCCTGAATGGAACAGCAGCTGCGGCAAAAAAGGCAGCCGGAGCTCTGGCAAAATTTGACGACCTGGATGTGCTGCAAAAGCAGGATGATTCCGGCGGCGGTGGAGGTGGAACACAGCCGAAAGACATGTTCGAGGAAGTCCCTGTTGATGCAGGAGTGAAGTCTTGGCTTGATGGGATCTTGGAGAAGCTGAAACCTATTCTTGACTATGTAAAAGAGTTAAAAGATGCTTTTGCGGAAGGCTTCTGGGATGGCTTGGGTGATTTTGAATACCGCTTAGATATTATCAAAAATGGGCTTCAGCAAATCCGTGATGCATGGATAGAGATATGGTCAGATCCTGCGGTTGTGGGGGCTGCTGACAACTTCCTTAAAACCTTTATGTATATGTTGGGTTCCTTTACCGGATCAATGGCGAGTATAGGGCTTACTCTGGCGGCGGCTTTGATCGGCGGGATTGGGGATTATCTCGAAAACAATACCGACCGGATAAAAAAATTCCTGATATCCGCATTTAACGTGGGGGCAGATATAAACCTTCTTCTGGCTGATTTGTTCCAGAGTATAGCCCATGTATTTGAAGCATTTTCAAGCGAAAGCGGGATCCGCTTTGTATCGGCGCTGATAGGAAGCATTGCGGATGCAGCTATGGGGCTGACTGAACTTGCGCTTAAACTGGGGCGGGACTTTTTACAAATGCTTATTGTACCGTTTACAGAAAATGCTGACGGGTTCAAGACTGCACTGGAGGGGTTATTAGGTGGCGCAGCTACCGTGCTGGAAGGATTTAAGACGGCTGTAGATAAAGCGTTTGATAGCCTGAATGCAATGTACGACGCTCATATCAAGCCATTATTTGATAGTTTAACGAGCGGGCTTTCAGAGGTTGTCAACCATTTTTTAACCGCATGGAATACACACATTCAGCCAGTTATCGACAGAATCGGGACTAGAATATCAGAGCTTCTTACGCAGTCTTTTCTGCCGGCTTGGGAAGCTATAATAAGAGGAGTTGGGTTGGTTGCGGATATTTTAAAATCTTTTTGGGAGAGTATTTTGCAACCGATTGTTGACTGGATTATGACCTACGCAGTGCCATTCTTGGTGCAAGGATTAGGGGTGCTGTTAGAGTTTATTATACTTGGAATTAAGACGATTGTTGATGGTTTTACAACCTTTATGACGTTTATAAACGATTGTTTAGAATTTTGGAAAGAGGCGTGGGCGGTTGCTTGGGATACGTTCAACGATTTCTGGAATAAGATAAAAAGTATTATTGACATCATGAAAACTGTATTTCGTCTGTTTGTAAAAGTTGTTAAGCAGCTGATTGATGGAGACTGGAAGGGCGCATGGAATACCGCGCAGGAAATCTTCACGATTTTTAAAACCAAAGTAGAAGGCGTCGTGGATTCTATAAAGGCGTTCTTGTCCGGCTTCTTTACATGGGTTAGCGACATGATTGCAGGCGTTATAGAGGAAATCAAGAACATCGGCAGCGGTATCAAAAACGCATTTACTGGTGGCGGATCATCGAAGCCGCGAACAATGTCCACGCAGCCGTATGCCATAAACGAAAGCTTTGCATCTCGTACCCTGCGGGATATCCCGGCTCTTGCATCTGGCTCGGTAATCCGTGGTGGCAACCCGTTCTTGGCGATTCTGGGCGACCAGCGGGCAGGGCAGACCAACATCGAAGCGCCGATAGGCACAATCAAACAAGCTGTATCGGAGGTAATGGCAGAGAGCGGCGGCGGATTTAGAACGGCGAAAATTGTCTTGCAGGTAAACGGGGTAGATCTGGCGCAAGCTACACTGCAGGATTTCTTATCGGAAGCAAGCAGGCAAGGATATGATCTGGAGGTGATCGGAGGATGATTTTTACACGCGGCATATACATAGATGGGGAGTATTTTAACATCCCCATCGTGTCCATAAAAAGAAACGCGGATTTCCTCGACAAATTCGCCGAAAGAGTTGAAACGGGAGAGCTCCATCGTGAATTGATAGGCGTGTATTTTAACTACACAATGTCGGTCGGGAAGAGCAGCTCGTTCCCGGATGGCGTATATAAACGTTTCTGGGATAAGGTTACAGAGCCCGTCCCATTCCATATTATTTCGCTGCCGTCAGATCCTGGTTATTACGAATACACAGCTTATATATCCAGCGTCTCTGATGAATACGAGAAGATAACACAGGATAGCGCTGATTATAAAGGGTTTACCTGCAAGTTTACGGCGAAAGAACCGGCAAGGAGACCATGATGAAAACAGAATTTTATGTCGAATACAATCTGTATGACACGACTGCTCTGCCTGATGCAAAAGAAAGCACAGAGAGCAATGCTGCTTTTGGGGATATGGGGCTGTTTAAGTCAAAAGGCAGCCCACCAAAATACGCTACACTGGAACATAATTTTTTCGTTTTGGATGGGAGTCTTAGCGAAATGCCAGACACGCCGACGGACATCCCATTTTTTTCGGATGTGCAAGCGGGCGCAGATGGAATTTTCACAAAACAGCCTGTAATCAGAATAGATTTTACCGAAAATCATACCTCTATCGGGCTGACTTTTCATTTTTCGGAAACATTCCCGCTGGAGATGGAAGTGACATGGTACGACCTCGGCGGTACATATAAATCGCAAAAACGTTTCTTTCCGGACAAACTGAATTATTTTGCCGAAAACCAGGTGGAGGAATACGGACGCATTGAAATCCGATTTGTACGTGCCCTACCGTGGCACAATGTAAAGTTAAACTATCTCGAGTATGGCACAACGTTTATCTGGGGCCCCGATGTCATAAAAAGCGCGAAGCTTGTAAATGACACAGATCCTATCAGTAATCAGATTAAAACGGACAAACTCACGTTTGACTTTGTTGACACTGATGATGATTTTAATGTTGGAAACATTAACGGGTTGCACAAAACATTGCAGAAAAAGCAAAGAATGTTGCCATACGAAATCGTTGACGGCGTGAAGATGCCGCTGGGCGTGTTTTTTATGGAATCCAACAGTACCACCAAAAATGTCACCCAAATATCGGCGATCGACTACAAAGGGATGCTTGCTAATGTGGATTTTAAAGACGGGCGGATATACGCCGGAGAAACGGCGGGAAGTGTGATCGAAGAGATTATGACAGCGGCAGGGATTGAAGATTATACGGTTGAGGAAGAGGTGGCGCAAACGCCGCTGTATGGCACGCTTAAAATCCAGACCTGTCAAAAAGCTCTGCGTGAGGTATTGTTCGCTTGCGCTGCGATTATGAACACATCCCGCCGGTCTGGAATCGAAATACGAAAATCGACCAGAAAAATATCGACAACGATTCCGCGCAGCCGGAAATTTTCCACGACGTTAAAGGCAGATCCTTATGTGTCAGACGTAAGCGTAAAATATAAAACGTGGGTGTTGGACGCGGCGGAAAGCGAGATTACGAAAGGCACATACGATCCGGGGATACATACAATTCAGCTCACAAGCCCGGCAGCGAACATGAGCGCATCTGCTGGAAGGATTGTTAAACAAATGCCGTACTATGTTGTGCTGGAAATCGCGGGAAACGCACGTGCAGAGGTCACGATCACGGGGCACAAATATGTTGGTACAGAGCTGGCTACACTGTCCAGAATCGAGCATATAAAGTCCGGTGAAGTGCGGAACACGAAAACATTTTCCGGAACGCTTTTAAATTACGAAAGTGCACAGAAGGTTGCAGACAATATCCTGGATTATTACCAACTCCAGCAGATCATTCAGACGCGTCATTTGTCCGCCGAGGAAAAAGCGGGGGACTGGGCGGAAGTCGAAAATACCTTGCAAATGCATGGTAATTTTGTCGCCTGTATAGAATCCCTCAGCATTGACCTCACGGGTGGATTTGTGGGTACGGCAAAGTACAGAGGATATTATAAAATAACATCAGAAGATTATTATTCTGGCGAGTTGTATGCTGATGAGGAGGTGGGAATCACCTAATGGAATGGGTATATGACCGGACACAGGAGGATGTGGAGCGGGCAAAACTACTTACGCAAAAATATGCTGCGGGGACAATCACGGAAACGGAGAAAAAAGAATGGGCTGCAGGAATGAAAGGCGCGCTGAATGCCTCAGACCTGAACAGGATTGAAGGGAATATCCGGGAAATCGCTGGAATTTTAGCGATAACTGTAACAACGAAAACGTGGGAAAAGAATCAAATCCCACGAGTAAGTGATTTTAAAAGAATCCGTGATAATGTACAACGCATCCGGGACGCATGGAGTACCTTGAAAGATACCCCAGTTACGCCAGATACGCCGCTGGTTACTTATCAAAAATGGAATGCCATAGAGCGGATTTTACACGATGTCAAATATGTATATGACCGCGTCATGGACAGTTATTATTATTGCGGCGACGAACTCTACGCCGGGGAAGGAATAGGGATTTTATAATGGCAGAGACATGGTTTACGCCAAAAGAGTGGAAAGCCCGCCTTGTGGAATTTGCAGGACGTAGGCTTCTGAGAAACGTTGCAAACGGAGAATCAACAACGTATGACGTTTCCCGCAGTGAGGGACAGGTATCGCAGGAGGGCGATGCGTTTAACACTAAAAACATGAACGACCTTGAACAGCGAATCTCGAACGGATTTGCGAAGGCAAAGACCAATATTGATTCGCTAAATAGTGATTTGGGAGGGCTTGCCTTTGCACAGGACGCAGACGGTAACTGGGGATACAAAGCAGGAGGTGCGGATACAGTAATCCCTTTTAAGGGTGAGCTGGACTTCGACTACGAACACAACATATCAATTTCATATATTGTTGCGTCCGGTAATCCAAATGTTCTTCATTACTACACCATGACGGAAAGGGATGCTGAATATTCCTACTTAGCATTATTTGTAGTTACTTCAGCTAGCGTTGTTTCCATAGAATTGAGCGGTGTTAGTGGGCCATCGTTCGTGTGTAACAAACCAGGCGGATCTTATTCTTTTGCCATGATTAAAGATCCGATTTTAAACGGGAAAGTTAATTTTAGACACGGAGGAACAGGAGACGGACATGTTTTTAAGCTTATGATTAAGTAATATTAGCTATACCATACTCGCACAATCGCAATGGGGGGATAAAACGGGTGGACTAATTACATTAAAATATTAACTTTTGCAATTTTTAGCAAAAATCTAAAACACTAACAGAAAAGAGGTAAAAGCATGAAAAAAATCGTGTTTAAATCTGGCAAAGAACTGGAGATTGATGGAATTACCCAAAGCGGGAAATTCTTGCAAATCTCTATAAAAAGCAGCGATGTAAAAAGCATCATCGACACGTTTTCCAATTCTGAAAACACGGCTGTGATGCGATATTATATCGGGCTCGACTTAATGTGCGGGTATGCTGGGTTTAAAAAATTCGCCGGGCTGGAATATACGCCTGACGTGATCGCGTCCATCAATTACGAGCAGGAGGACGCAACAACAGAAAGCGGGTTTGCGGAATCCCATGTGAATGTATGTACGGTGCATATGGAAAAAGCGGAAGAAGCAGTGATGCCGGCGGGAATGACTGATAAAGTCACAAAGCTGGAAAACGATGTGTCCAGCATCACGTCCGGCATCAATGAGATCAACGAAATCTTGGAGGGCGAATGATATGTTTACAAAAAAAGCGAAAGATAATCTTCAGGCAATGTTAGGGCAGGCTAAATTCAGCGCTGCGAATAACACGGATGCACAGGCTTTGCGCGTCCCCTCTCTGTACCCCGAATGGGAAAAACTGGAAGAGGGTACGCATTTGGAAAAAGGGCAGCGCGTTAATTACAACAACGTGCTTTACAATGTCCTTAGTGCTCACGATAAACAGACACAGTGGACGCCGGAGGCGGCGCCTTCCCTGTTTGCAAAGGTACTCATCCCAGATCCTGGTGTTATCCCGGACTGGGAGCAGCCGGGAAGCACAAACGGATATAAAAAAGGCGATAAGGTAAAACACAATAGTAAGGTCTGGGAATCTCTGGTCGACAATAATGTATGGGAACCGGGAGCCGTAGGAACGGATAGTGTATGGAAAGAAGTCGACGAATGAGAAAGGCGTAAGGAATGATTATTGAGCTGATAGAAAAGGCGGAAGAGATTGGGTGGGGGACGATCGCGGTTGTGATCGCTGGTGTGCTTATGTTTATCCCGACTATCGTAGAAAGCTGGAATAAGGTTCTTGACGCACTGGGGTTGGTAAAGAAAAAGAATCTTTTCCGGAAACAGCGTGAAAAGGAGATTGCAGCAGTCTATGAACATATCGAGGAGCTGCAAAGTGGAGTCGTGTCAAAGCAAGAGGAGTACCACCAGCAATCTATCACGATCAGGGATAACCTTGCCAGAAGGCAGGATGATTTGTATGAAAAACAAATTGAGCTAAAACAGGATGTAAAGAATATAACGCGGATGCTGGAAGAGTACATCCAGAAGGACAACGAACGCACGATTGCTTCGCTACGGACAACTCTGTGGCGGTTACATAAGGAATTTACATCACAGAGATATGTGACGCCGGACGGATTAAAGACCTTCCGAGAGCTGGGGAATGTGTACGAAGCTGCCGGCGGGGATGACATTTATCACGAAAAGCTGCAGCCGGAGGTGTTAGCTCTAGACATCAAATATCCGGATGGAAGCATATACAAAATTAAGGAGGTATGACAATGAAAAAGATTGATTGGATGCGAAAACTGACAAGCAGAAAGCTTTGGATGAGCGTGGCATCATTTGTGACGCTGATGATTGTGGCTTGCGGAGGGACGGAAAATGAAGCCACACAGATCTCTGCGCTGATCATGGCTGGTGCTACGGTTATCGGCTATGTCATCGGCGAGGGTTTGACAGATGCGGCAGCTATTGAAGCAGACAAGGAAGGATAAGGTGATCCGATTATCTCCCGCGCAGGGTTAAGCGTGATTCTGGGGCGGCTTCTGTCGCCCTGTGTTTTGTGGAGGATATATGATGTGGAAAGGGATAGACGTATCAGATAATCAGGGGGCGATAGACTGGGCACAGGTTGCAGCGTCAAAAGTTGCATTCGCAATCTTGCGCAGTGTACGTCGATCGGGCAAGGAAGATCATCAGTTTGCTGCAAATCTGGAAGGCTGCCGAAAGCACAATATACCATTGTCTGTATATAAGTACACCTACGCAGCCACGCCGGAAACGGCGCGTGGAGAAGCTCAGCAGGTCGTAGAATTATTACAGTCTCACGGGCTGACCGGAACAATGGTCTGGTGGGATGTAGAGGACAAAGATGTGTTGCATCCGTTGGGCATTAAAAAACTGACAAAGTGCATCAGAGCGGCACAGGAAGTCATCACAACGGCAGGTTACGGATTTGGGCTATATATCGGGCTGTATGTTTATAAGGAGCGCTGGCTTGACTTTGACGCGTTTGCTGGGACACGGCTGTGGGTGGCTCGATACTACAAAGGTTATCGCACGATGCAGTTTGATGACGAGCCGGATCAGGAATACAAGCCCGATGTTGGCAGCGATATATCTGGATGGCAGTACACGAGCTGTGGAGAGATTCCAGGCATCAAGGGAGATGTAGACCTTGACATGGCATATGGTGATCCTGCAGCATGGTCGCAGCCTGCGGAAGAGCCGGGAGTGATTTATACCGTATCTGTGGCAGACGTCTGGACACGCGCGCAGGCAGAGGTCATCCAGCAGCAGTTTGCGGCGATGGGAATTAATGGGATTGTCCATAAGGTTAAGATCTTGGAATAAAGATATAGGCCGAGAGAACATTCAAAGTCCTCCCGGCCGCAGGCTATGATGAAATGATGAAGCGGCTATGTCCTGATAAGATTATCTTTTATGGATCTGTACCAGACGATTGCAAAGGTGATATAATCAGGATAAAGCCGTTTAGCGATAAATTTAACGTTGCGGAGGTGGCGGCATGGTGATAAATTTACAGTTTTTCGGAGGACGTGGAGGAAGCAGCGGTTTGGGAAAAATCGGCGGCGTTGGGCTGGATGTTACGTATAACGGAGAAACGACACGGTATTATTTCGAGAAACACGGAAATCAGAATTATTATTCGGCGTAGATGGTAGGAATGGCTGAGCCAACTCCACAAAACATGACACCAGCAGAGTTCAAGCGCCGGGTAGAATCCAATGGGGCAAAAACGGCACCAGTAACCGCAGCAATGAAAAGAGCAGACGAAAAAAAACATGCAGCATACCGAAAAGAAATGGATACGTTTTTAGACAGAGCGTATGCAAGTGACAAAACGTTTGTGCAAGGATCGCGTAATGCAAGAAAAGCCAACCGAGCGAACAAACGAATCCGCAGAAGATAATCTCGTAAAGTAGACGAGCAGATGTCAACTAAAAAGAGGGAGGACAAAATGAAAGTAGACTTACAATTTTTTGGCGGTCGCGGAGCTGCTTTAAACGCAGCCGGAAGTGCGAAAAAAAATAGAGGGGGGATCATCGATCCATCTGCAGAGCCCAGGGAAATAGAAGCAGTATATAGAGAATCACGCGGGTATTACGGGTCTTATTACAAGAACGAGATTTTGCAGGCATCTGCTGATGATCGTACCGGGGAGTTATCTTTTGACTATGCTACTCCTGAAAAACGCGAAAAGACATCTAAAACAAATAAAACGCAGTATCTTACATATAAGTTAAATGCTGGCGCAGAGGATGGAGACACGTTTGGTATCAATTGGGACAAGGTTAAAGCTGTCTCGGGGCAGACGTATGGCATCCGCGCAGAACTGAAAGAACGCGGTTTTAAATGGGACGGGAAAACAAAAAAGTGGCGGAAAGAGTAAATTTTCTGACCAAAGACATACAGAAAAACAACACCGAAAAGCAGGGCTCTTATGAGCTCTGTTTTTTTATCAAAAAAAGTTTCAAATACATGTTGACAAAAATCAGAAGTATTATATAATAAGATATAAGGAAAACCTAATAAATAATAAGGAGGCGGTAAAAATTTTAACCATCCAGCAAAAAGTAAACATGGCGTGCTCCGCGGCTGAAATCAGCAAAACGGAACTTGGAAAGCGAATAGGATTATCACAGTCCGCATTTTCCCAACGTTTAAAAACAGGGAAGTTTTCCGACGAGGACTTCCAAAATATGGCGAAAGCCATAGGGGCAAAATACTATTCTGGTTTTGAATTCCCAGATGGTACAAAAATTGAGTAAAAACAAGAAAGCAGATAAGGAGAGCTCGAAATGAATGAGACAGTGAAAAAAGCGTACGAAATCGCAAAAGAAACCGGTGATTTTGAAGTTGATTATCTTCCAGAGGTTGAAGTTGGAGAAATTGTAGAACTGAACGATGTCTGGGACGGAGAGGGCGAAGCACCGGATGATGAGGAGTCTGGTTCTTACGGATCATATTCGCACAAAATAACAAATGACCAGTGGATCAACTACGAATTTGATATCGTAGAGAAGAAAGAGAATCCATTGGACACACTTGTGAAAATAACAAAAATTGAGTTGATATAAAGGGGAAATGATATGCTGGAAGCCATTGAAGATATAGGCGCTGAAAATCTGGAAGATATTGCGCTGAGAGCATATAAACCACGTCCCGGAATTTATATATTTGTTTCTCCGGGCGGGAAAATAATAAGGGAAATCCGCAACGAAAGGATGATCTATTTTAATACGAAATATCGTATGATGGACTATTATTCATGGATTGTATCCATGCAGAAACCGGTAAAAAGCAAGCTGGTTTTTAGCAACAATTATTTAACGTTTTTCTGCAGAAACGTACAAAAGTTGACTGATGCGGACATAGACGAATATTTTCAAAAGCTGGAAACGCCGGGAGACCATATGTTTTTTGCTGACGTTATAAAAAATAATATTCGCAAAATTAAAAAGGAAGATCAGGATATTGTAAAATTTTTTCTTATGGATTCTCCGGAACTTTATAGAGAACTCGGGATGAAAGACTGGAGAGAAAAGTCTATAAGTATGCCGCCCAGATCAGGTATGACGAAAGGAAAATGGTTGAAGGAAAAAGAGCGAAAGGGTTATCCAATGGGATGCTCTTATAATGCGAAGAAGCCCGGTAATTTAAACCGGATATATCTCGTAAACGAAGAAGAAGGTTTACAGATAAAATTATTTTACGACATATTAAAAGGGTTTTTTAATCGCGGGTGCAACATCGCAATTGTCGGGAAAAACATGCTTATACCATTAAAGAGCAAACAAGGGATTGATCGCAGAATAAAGGGTGCAATGCTTATTTGGTTTACGATGATAAAAGGGCAGATTGTGATAGTAGATATCGACAGGATCGCGAGTTATGATCCAGTTTTAAGGTATAACAAATAATGCTGAACTGGATCGGCTGGAAAAAGAAAATGAAAAAGGAGAAGAAAAAATGGAAAAATTTAATCATTATGGTGTAGAGGTAATATATCAGGTCATCGATGGACCTTTTGAAGAGGTCTTGAAGCAAAACGGAGTGAAATATACCGCACTCCCGTATATTGAGGATATCGTATTTAGATACGAGAAAGACGGGCAGCGGAGATATGCGTACATCGAAGTAGAAAAACTGCCGGATGATTACGCGGAGCGCGTATATATTACGTCAGAGATTCCGGAGGATTTGAGCTGGAAAGGAATCGCAGAGGATTACCGGAATCAGAAATCCGGCGAGAGACCGGCAAACCTACATACGCGGGCATACATGATCTTTTCAGCGGCATACAACGATGCGCTCCGGAAGATGCCATTTACTTTTGACCTGAACGCCGCACCGGGAAAAAGAGACATTGCATACGCGCTCATAAAGTACTATGTGAGCATAGATGATCTAAAGGAGATGGATCATCACGATTGCCCGATGATCGATGAATTTTAAAAGTTAGGGACAGCCGAAAAGCTGCCCCTTCTTTTTTTATCTAACTTTTACTATTTGCTGAAATGAATGATAAAAGTTAGATAAAAATATAAAAAAAATTAAAACCTCCAGTGTATGCTGATAGAATCAGCGTTTACAGATATGTATTTGATCAGTTGGGAGATAAGTGCGCGAGCCTCATTGATATTTCCGGAGTTATAGGCTTCTTCTACGGCCTGCGATAACGTAACCGCATCTTCCCGTTTAACATAATCATTCTTTTTACTTTCGGCTGCATCGAGCTTTTTCTGCAATTCTTTTTTTTGCGCGGTTAGCGGATCTATCTGTGCTTTTACCTGTTCTATGTCGATTTGCTCCAGAGAATAAAGACTGATCAGTCTGTTTATGCGGGTATTTATTGATGCTATTTTCTTCCCGAGATCGGAAGAGCGTCGTGTAGGGAAAGAG